TTGGGTCATTTACTAAATTTTTAGCACTAAAATTACCTGATATTGCTGAGGCAATGGCACCTTGTAAATTTCCATTTAAAAGACTTCCACTTGGTGGCGTAAATATAACATTAAATCTATTAGCTTTTGCTAATCCACCTTTTTTAGATATCATCGATTTTAGTTTATCTATATCGCTCATTATTTCTTTCTATTCCTTGTGTAATAAGCTTTAGTATTTTTTATACTAATACCACCAGGACTTCTTGCTTGTTTAAGACTATCCTGCCAAATAGCTTGTTTACTACTTTTCTTAAATTGTTCTACTGGTAAAAATATTGCTATTTCCCAATCTGTCATTGGTACTCTTGCAAATTGCGAACGTACATTTGGTCCTAAGTAATGTTTAAAACATGGCCTGAACTCTTTAAACTTTCTTACACCACTTATTAAATTGTATCTTAAACCAGTAAGTCGTGAACTTTCTTTTGGTTCTGGCGGACCAAATGCCATTAAGTCATCTAAAAATTTAGCTCTCGTATTATATGGTAAATAGTGTAGATTTAATCCATAAAAGCCACCTGGAGCTCCATCAACTAATACAGTTAATGGGAACCTGTCATAATATGGTAAGGTTGCTTTATGCTTTGGGTCATAGAAATACATATACATATTACCACGAACTGCGTTACCAGTTTGCTGTAAAGCTTTATCTTTTAAAAGACCTTGCCTTGGTACTTGCAAATTTTTAACATTATTTTGAAACCATTTACGCGCTTGTCTCGTACGTGGTTTAACGCCTGCTCTAAAAGCATTTGCTTGTAATGTATCAAATAAACTTGCCATATAAACTATTTATAACAGATTAAAGTATCTTTATGCCTAAATTCTTTAAAGTTTCTTCTGTCCATACTTGGAACTTCCAACCTTTATAATCAGCAAACTGACTTGCAGCTTCCCACTTATCTTGATTCTTTATAAAAGTTAACTGTTCATTAATATATTTTTTAGTTTGACGGCTTCTTTTTTTAGGAGGCTGTGTTTGACTTTTTGGTTTGATTTCAATAAGATATGTTTTCTTATCTTCCATTTGTATTAATAGGTCAACAAAATATCTATGTAATCTTTTATCTACTGATGATTTATATGGTACAACTATTTCTTCTGAATTCCATGCCTTAACTTTTGGATTGTTTTCACACCATTTAAATGCTTGTTTTTCCCACAAAGAACGATAAACAACTTGTTTTGCGTCACCTATGTACTTTTCTGGATTCTTTAATGTGTATCTACCTTTATAACTCATATAAATAACTCTATAGTAAATATTTATTTATAAGGATTTAAATGACAAAAAAAGATAAAAATTTAATAAAACAAGAAAATCAAGCAGCTGATAATTTTCAAGGAACTATTCAATCGCAATTAGATGGTTATGTTCAACCAAGAACTGAGTTAACTCAAAACCAATTTTACTATTATCCTATGGAATTAAATGGTAAGGCATCAGATATTGGTTTACCATTTATGAGATTTGGATTTGGCGGAACTAATGGTACTAATAAAGTTGCTATATTTTTATATCAACCGCCGGGCGTTACTGTAAATGATAATGCACAGTATACTGCTATGAATGTAGGTACAATAAGAGGTGGAATGAATCTTTTAAAAAATATTGTAGATAGTAAAAAAGTCACAACAGGAGACCAGGTTGCTTTAGGTCTTATGTCAAAAGAAAAGTTATTATCACCAGGAAGTTCTGTTGACAAAATAACAAGTAGCGCAGCATTAAGAGCTGGAGTAGCTTCAAATCCATATTCAAGAACAGCCTTTGAAGGTATAGATGTGAGAGGATATACATTTGCATTCAGACTAGTGGCTGAAAGCTTAAAAGAGCAAAATCAAATAAGATATATTGAGAGAACATTTAGAAAATTTTTATATCCAAAAAGAGCTGGTGCAGTTGCTTTAGTTTATCCACCATTATGTGATATCACATTTTATTCAGAAGGTAAACGTAATGAATACATGCCTAATATTAAACCATCATATTTAACAAGTCTTGAAGCTGTGTATAATGAAACAGCTACAGCAACGCATAAAGGTACCGGTGCGCCATTAGAACTTAATTTAACAATGTCATTTCAAGAAGAAAGAGTACTTACTCGTGATGATTTATATAGAGGTCAAGATGGAACAGCTGATGATAATACTTGGCAAGAAGCAGATGGATTTGCGCCACCTTATAAAAAAGGTTCTGATGTAATATTAGGAGAATCATAATGAGTTTTTTTAAACAATTCCCAAAGGTAGAATACGATTTTAATCGTACTGGTATTAAGCAAAATATGGTTGATTTATTTAGAAGTATAAGACCATTACCTACATTTTTAGATAATTATAGTGGTTATAAATTTTATGAAATAAAAAACGGTGAAAGACCAGACATAGTATCACAAAGATTATATGGTACATCAGCATATTACTGGACATTTTTTGTTGTTAATGACCATTTGCATGATGGATATCGAGCTTGGCCGTTAAGTCAAGAAGATTTACAAGCTTATATGGCAAAAGAATATAATGGTTATGTCATCGAAACAAATCCTAAAGTAACAAATAATTTTGAAAATAGTTTAGCAGGAAGATTTACATTAGGTGAAACTTTAACAGGTTCAGTAAGTGGCGCAACAGGTAAGCTTACTAGAAAAATAACAGATTTAAGTCAATTAGTAATACAAGATGTTACAGGTGCTTATATAGGTAGTGCAACTGGAGCAAAAGAATTAATTACTGGTGCAACATCTGAAGATTCAGTTTCAACATATAATGTATACAAATATTTAGATGCGCCATATTATTATTACGAAACAAGTGATGTGAATAAAAAACCAGTTACAAATGCTGACCATATCACAGGCGGTAAAGATGCTTATACATTATCATATGTTACAAATAGAGCACATTTGGAAGAAAAAAATGATGAATATTCAAGAATAAGAGTTGTTGCTCCAAATTCAATGAATGATTTTGTAAGAAAATTTAAAGAATTAATTACACTATGAGTAATATAGTCAATTCAACAAGTGAAAATGGAATTGTTATCACACCTAAAGCTTTTGCAATAGAAAAAATTATGCTTACTGCAAATAATGGTAAGGAATACAATTTATTAGGTACAGTTCATGATATAAAAATTCATGAAGGATTACATCGTTCTGGATTATTTGTAGAAATATTTATAGAAGATGCTGTTAATTTACCTGATGAATTAAAAATTTCATTAAATGAAAGAATTGACTTAAGTTTAGTAAGAGAAGAATATAGTGGTGAAAAAAGGTTTGATTTAGAACTATATATATCTGGCATATCTAATTATTCAGAACCTACACCATCATCAAAGGCTTATACACTTACTTGTATATCAAAACATGGATATTTAAATAATAAAAAATTATTAAATCAACCTTTTAATAATACGACAGCAAATTTAATTAAAAGTATTATTAAAACTCATTTAAATTCTGAAGTTGATGTGAGATGCTCTACAGAAAAAAGTATAAAAGGTATATATCCTAATTTACAACCTATAGAAGCTATAGCTTGGTTATTAAGAAATTCTCATGATAATGGTACTCCAATATATTTTTATGAAACAGCTGATGAAGGATTAATATTAACATCTTATAAAGAAATATTAAAACAAGACGTATATCATAAATATAATAGGAATCCACTTTTTACTGAAACATTACACAATAGTACTGAAAAAGGTATATTTGAAGAAGAAAGAGCAAAGATTCGTAAAGTGATTTCTAATAGAAATATTTCTAAATTTGAAGCTTCAGCAAAAGGAGCTTTTGGAAGTGTAATGAATAAAATTGATATTGCAACTAAGACAGTAAAACCTGCAGTTGAATTTAAATATAATGAATTAACAGAAAAATTAAATGATTTACCAGTTATAGAAAATACTATGAAAATTGGTAAAGAAAAAATTGAAGACTTTAAAAATTTAAAACAACATTGGATTTCAGAAAATTCATTATCATTTGGTAAAGATATATTTACTTATCATGACCCAATTGGAGAAAAACAATTACTAAAAAGAAATGCTCATATAAACAATTTAAATACTAGTGTTTTAACAGTTAGTTTACCAGGCGATTTTAAATTTGCTCCAGGTAAAATAATTGAATTAGAAATTTTAAGACAAGCTGATATTCAAGAAGAATTAGAAGAAGGAAGAGATTATATTGATGAAGAACTAAGTGGAAAATATTTAGTATCAAGTGTAATACACCATTTTAGTAAAGATGGTTATTTTATGCAGACAAATATTAAAAAAGATTCGTTTATAGTAAAACAAGTGAGGGAAAATGATTAATAGACAAGATGACCAATTTAAAAATGGTTTATTTACTTGGTTTATTGGTTCGATATGCGATATTGACGACCCATTAAATTTAAACAGAGTTAAAGTATGCGCGTATGGATATTATGATGGAATGGAATCTCATGATGATTTACCTTGGGCTACTGTTATGATGCCAGTCACATCAGCATCTATGAAAGGAAATGGCGGTAATCATCATTTAGAAGTAGGTTCATGGGTTATAGGATTTTTTAGAGATGGGCCATCAGCTCAAGACCCTATTGTTATTGGTTCAATTGCAACTCAAACAGATGGAGTACAAGATATACCATCAACTGCGTCAACAACAAACAAAGTATATCATTCAAAAGCCGGACATCAAATAGAAATTGAAAATAAAGAAGGTGATGAACAAATTAAAATAAAACATGGAAAATCAGGAGCAACTATGATTTTCGATAAAGATGGTAATATAGCAGTAAATGCTAAAATAATTAAACTCAATGCATAATGTCAACAGCACTTACAATAAATATACCATGTAGCGGAACTTTATTACCTACACGTGCTGATTTAGTTAATACCTTTAATCAGCTTATTTCAATTGCTGCAAGACCTGACATACCAGAAGAACTTAAACAACAAATAAAAGATATTTTAGATGATATAGAAAGTTTACTTGGTAATTTTCCTATATCTGTTCCTAACCCATTATTTAGTGGATTAAAAATACCAGAAATAGAATGGGAAAGAAGAATAGCAGCTATGATACAAGAGTATCATTTATATGTTCAAACAAAAATATTAGAAATAATTAATAAAATTTTTAGTATTAGTTTTGAAATAAATGTACTTGGTATTAATGTAGATATATTACGACTTTGGACTGACCCAGCTTATGTAGCTGAACTTAAAAAAGAAGTATGTGATAATATTGATACTTTATTTCCATTAGTTCCAGAAGCTTTTCAAACATATAATGGAGAATATGGAGTTGATTCAATTGAACTGAGATGTGATGTGACATGGTCTTATATTATGAGTCAGTTAAATAAAGGCGCTTTAGGTATATTACATGCTGCATTAGGTGGACTTATTGATAAATTTAGTGAAATATGGGATGCACTTGGTTTACCGAGTTTACCAGCTCTTTTAACATTAGATATTAAACAAATTATATTAGATTTAATAAAACAAAAAAAAGAAGAATTAAAAAATGCTGTTGGAGAAGAAGTTGAAAAAATAAGACAGCAGATACAAGATTTATTAGATACTCTTTCTATTGGACCATTTGGTTTATTAGATATTATAGGTGGTGAAATAACAGAATTTATTGAAATGGCTGAAAGAAAAATAGACCGTAAACTAGAAGCATTAAGAGATTTTGCCGAAAACTGGCCTCAGTATCTTATTAAAAAATGGATGGAAGTCGTAACTGAATTTTTAGAAGCAATAGGATTGGGCGATTTACTACAATGGTTAACATTTGATTTTTGCGATTTCTTAAAACTTATAGGTGTTCCAACATCTATTACAATACCAGCATTACCTACAGGAGTTAATCTTGAACTTCCAAACGTAGGTGGAAAACTTGAAGATGCTCAACAAGCAATTGATGCAGTATCTCAATATACTAATCCTCCGGAAAACAATGAAGGAGGCGGTTAAACTGTATAAATAGTATTATGGCAGGATTATATACAGGCGACAAGCAAATAGCGGGAGACTTAGAACAAGCAAAAATTGTTTCTAAAAAGAAACCACACCGTGATTTAGATTTGTCATTAAAGATACATCCAATACGTAAGGATATAATACCTTTAAAAGACGATGCTGCTGTAAAAAATGCAGTAAGAAATTTACTTATAAGTAATTTTTATGAGCGACCTTTTCAAAGTGATTTAGGAGCAAACTTAAGAGGATTACTTTTCGAACCAGCTGGTATGTTGACAAATATACAAATAAGAGATAGCATTAGATTTTGTATAGAAAAATATGAACCAAGAGTAAGTGTAGATAGTATTGATATAACAGATGTAGTCGATGAAAATAGATATATTATAGAAGTATTTTTCACAATAAAAGAATTTAGCACTCAAGAAAGTGTAGAAATAGTATTAAGAAGGTTAAGATAAAATGGCAACAACAAATTTAAACGTTACAGAACTCGATTTTGCAGATATAAAAAATAATCTCAAAAACTTTTTAAAACAACAATCAGAATTTAATGATTACGATTTTGATGGCTCAGGATTAAATGTATTATTAGATATTTTAGCTTATAATACTCATTATAATGCTTTAAATGCTCATTACTCATTAAATGAATCATTCTTAGACTCAGCTCAAATAAGAGGAAATGTAGTTACAAGAGCAAAACTATTAGGATATACACCAAGGTCTGTTTTATCTCCAAGAGCTACTGTAAATATTGCAGTGACTGCATCAGATAGTTTTAGTGGAACATTAGATACTACATTAACATTACCAAGAGGAACAAAACTTACAACACAGATTACCGGCGATGAATTTCAATATGTAGTAATAGAAACTCAAACTGCCACTTTAGTTGGTAGAACATACACATTTAATAATGTTGTAATAGCTGAAGGTGATGCAAGAGAATTAAAATACAGAGTTGATAATGATATAGAAAATCAAAAATTTCAACTTTCAGATTTCGACGCAGACACAAGTACGTTACGTGTACGTGTACAACAAAATGAGGAATCTAGTGGAAGTGATTTATATACAAAATTTGAAACATTAAGAGGAGTAGATTCTACATCAAAGGTTTATTACTTACAAGAAAATGCAAGTGGTTATTATGAAATATATTTTGGAGATGGAGTCACAGGATTTAAACCATCAAATAATAATATTGTTACTATTGAGTATGTGACTACAAAAGGAGTTGAAAGTAATGGTGCTAATGGATTTAGTTTAATAGATAGTCTTTTAGCTGGAGCGACTCAAACAGTTACATTAGTATCAGCTGCAAGTGGAGGAGCAGAAGCTGAAACAATGGAGTCAATTAGATTTAATGCTCCACTTACTTTTATTGCTCAAAATAGAGCGGTAACTTCAGATGATTATGCATCTATTATCAAAAAAGAATTTAGTAATATTGATTCTATTTCAACATGGGGTGGAGAAGATAATGACCCACCTGATTATGGTAAAGTTTATATTGCAATAAAACCATTATTAGCAGAAACACTTACAACTGCAGAAAAAACAGATATTACTGGCGCAATATTAAAAGGTAAAAATGTTGTATCAATTACACCAGAAATTGTTGACCCTAATTTTACTTATTTAGAATTAGATGTTAACTTTAAATATAATCCAAACTTAACAGATAGAAGTTCTGTTGAATTACAATCAGTTGTAAGAGATACAATTAAGGATTATAATTTTAATAACTTAAATAAATTTGACGGTGTATTTAGACATTCACAATTAACAAGAGCAATTGATAGTGCTGACCCATCAATACTGAATACAATGGTACGTCCAAGAATGTTTCAAGAGATTACACCATTAAATAATGCAGATAATAATTTTAGTTTAACATTTAGTTCACCGTTTTATCAATCAGGTGTATCAACTGATTTTGTTTTAACATCAACAGCATTTAAAATAAATAACATAGACCATTTCTTTGGTGATGAGCCAATTGTCGGTTCAACAAATAGAAAAGTAATTGTTTATAAAGTTGTAAATGATATAAACGTAACTGTTATTAATGAAGCTGGAATTATAGATGTATTAAAAGGTACTATTATATTAAATAGTTTTAGACCTGATACAACAGATAAAATAAAAATAACAGTTGTACCTAATTCATTAGACCTAGCTCCAAAAAGAGACCAGTTATTATCAATTGATAATAACAGTGTTGTCATTGTACCAGAAGTTGATACAATTGCGGTTGCAGGTTCAGCTGGTTCTATTAATTATACAACAACATCAAGATTTAAATAATGCCAACTAAAAAAACATTAACTCCAGGTGCTATAGGTGTAGAGACCGGAACATTACATAAAACAAAAGAAGATGTTCGTCTTGATTCTATAATACCCTCGGAGATTCTTGAAAATAAAGATAAGTTAGATAAATTCTTACAAGCTTATTATACGTTCATGAATATGGATGAATTTATTTATCAAGAAACATTAAGTTTTGATGATATTGTTTTAGGTGGTTTAGCACAATTTAGAATTGCAGACCCGAATAATGACAACAATAAGTTTTTTACAGATGAAACTGGTGCAGATTCTACATTGGTGCTTACATCACCTTCTGGCACAACAGTAAATATTCCTTTAACTGATATTAATGTTGCAATTACAAATGGTAATGAATTACCTGGTTCACTTGCAACATCAACATCGGAAATAGGTAAGACATTTACAGTTAATGGTTTAGATGCGCATGGAGACCCTGCAGTAAACTACAATAACTATACTGCAAAATTAACTACAATTATAAAATATTGGGTTGGTCCTGGACCATCTTATGTTATGAATACCATTGAAGAAGCAATGGATATTGATACAAATGAAAATAATTATTTAGAATTAATGCAAAAAGAAATTGCTGCTACAATTCCTAGAGGTGTTACTGTAAATAAAAGAAATCTTTATAAACAAATTATAGACTTTTATAGATTAAGAGGTTCATCAGATTCAATTGAAATATTCTTTAAAATATTATTTAATGATTTTGCTGAAGTAGAATTTCCATACGATAAAGTATTAATACCTTCATCAGGTAATTGGGATGTTAATCCTAACTTAACAAAGGGTGGACAATATTTAGATAATAAAGGTTTCTTATCAGATAGTATTGTAGTACAAGATAGTTTAAAGTTTCAAAAGTTTTCTTATTTAATTAAGACTGGTAAAAATTTAAGTGATTGGGAATTATCATATGATAGACTTGTTCACCCTGCAGGATTTATTTATTTTGCAGAGATATTAATATTCCTACAATTGACAAAGGCAGTATTAGGTGAAGATGAATTTGATACAAGTGAACAAAATACAAGACTATGGGATAATTTAATTAGAATTGCAAGAAAAGTTTTATCAGCAATGCCTAATAGACAACCAGGTATTGTTGGACCAGAAGATATTCCATTACTTGTTGAAATGTTTGCATCAACGTTCTTACCAAGTGCTGATGCTTTTATTCATAAAACAGGTACATTATCTGTATCTTTAAAAACAGGTGTTATAAATGGAGTTACAAGTTTAGTTGGAGGAAGTGGTTATACAAGTGTTCCAACAATTACAACATCAGATGCTGGAACTCCTTCAGGATTTACTTCAGCAGTTTTAACTGCAAGTCTTACTGATGGTGCAGTAAGCTCTATTGCGATTGATAATGGTGGTAAAGATTATCAAACACCAGTTGTAACTATTGCAGCACCTTCAGCAATTACTTTTGATGGAAGTAATGAAGAAACACCATCAAATTTATCAGGTATTATTCATCTTGTAGATAATACAATCAAATTAACAAGTCCAGAACAAGCAGCTTTACCAGTTGGTTCATTAGTTACTTATAGTTCAGGCGGAGGAACTGCAATTGGTGGATTATCTGATACTGGACAATATTATATTATATCATCAACTGCAGGAAAAGTAAAACTTTCTGCAACAGAAGGTGGTTCTGAAATAGATATTACTGGTTTAGGGACAGGTGCAAGTCATACATTTACTGGTGAAACAGCAACTGTAACAGCAACTACTTTAGATGGAGCTTTAGAATCTATTACTATTGCAGAACCTGGATTTGGATATCCATCATCTCCATTACCAGCAATCACGTTTAATGGTATAGAATTAGAAGGTCAAACAGGAGTTGCTCCATCAGTAACAATTGGTTTAGATGCAAAAGGTAGATTAGACGTAGATAATATTACAATAAATTCAGAAGGTTCAGGATGGAAATCACTATTTGCTTCAGTAGCAGTAAATGCAAATGCTGGTTCAATTGCCTCCATAGATTTTTATGGATTAGCTGATAAAAATTATCTTACAGCACCTACTATTATATTTCCACAACCTACAGCAAAAGATGCTGATGGTAATTTATTATCTAGTAATGTATTAGCAGCTGCTAACTTTACACTTGATTCTGATGGTGAAATATCTGGTGTTAATATCACAAATGCAGGTAATGGATATATATCAGACCCGATTATAAGATTAGGTAGTAGTGCTAGTAATGAATTAAGAGTACCAGATTTAAAACATAAAACAATTATTAATTTAAATCATAATGATGTAGATACATTAATAACAGAAGTCAAAGTAAATCCAGTACAAACAACTGGTTCTATTATGACATCTACAGAATCAGCTGATAAGTTTTTACCAGAACATCGAGTAAAGGTTGTAAATCCAAATTTTAGAACCATTATAAATAATAACTATAAACAAAGAAAAGGAACTAGCAATTATTTCGATACAGCTAGACTTTATAACAGTAATCAATCAATTGAGTTTTTAAGTAGTAATACTTTACAAACTATTGACTCAACTGATATAAATAACTATAATACAAGTACTTTTGTACATATTGATTAAATCAGGATAGAAGAATGGCAGCAATTATTACATCAAATTTTAGAACTTTAAACGCTAAACACTTTAAAGAGCAAGTAGCAGGGTCAAGTGTATATGTGGCTATCGGTAAATCAGACGTATGGTCTTTGACAACATCTGATACTACTGATACTACACCAACTTTACCAAACGATAATCTTGACGTTTTAGGTGAAGCAAGAGCAAACCTTATAGGTATGAAAAAGATTATATCTACTGATATATCACATGTTGTACCAAGATATACATGGACATCAGGTAACTCATATTATGCATGGGATTCAGATGATGCATC